TTCATTCCTATGGAGTGGAACTATGAGGGATTCATCGATACTTATGGATTACCTGTCTTCATTAGAGGTAAAAATACAGTCAAAGGAGTTGATGGTTATGAAATTACAACAGGAGTTATTGAACACTGGGAAAACGAAGTCGATGGTTTAAAATCAGATCAAGACAGTTTAAATGAATATTATCGTCAGTTTCCAAGAACTGAACAACATGCTTTTAGAGATGAAGCTAAATCATCTTTATTTAATCTAACTAAGATATACCAACAAATAGATTACAATGAAGAAGCTAATAATAAAGCAGCAATTACAATAGGTAGTTTTTCTTGGGAAAATGGTATTAAAGATTCTAAGGTTTTATTTAAACCTAATAAAGATGGAAGATTTAAAATTAGCTGGGTACCACCAGTTAATATTCAAAATAGAATAATTAATAAAAATGGAGGCAAATATCCTGGTAACGAACATATTGGAGCTTTCGGCTGTGATAGTTACGACATTAGCGGTACTGTTGATGGTAAAGGCTCTAATGGAGCTTTACATGGATTAACTAAGTTTTCAATGGAAGATGCACCGCCTAATCATTTCTTTTTAGAATATATATCAAGGCCACAAACAGCTGAGATATTCTTTGAAGATGTTTTAATGGCTTGTATATTTTACGGTATGCCAATACTTGCTGAAAACAATAAACCTAGATTATTGTATTATTTTAAACGTAGAGGTTATAGAGGTTTTTCAATTAATCGTCCTGATAAAATTTGGAACAAACTTTCTACAACAGAAAGAGAAATAGGTGGAATACCTAACTCAAGTGAAGATATTAAACAATCACATGCAGCAGCTATAGAGTCTTACATAGAAGAATATGTTGGATCTAGTGAACTAGGGCATGGAGACATGTACCATCAAAAAACATTAGAAGACTGGGCAGCGTTCAATATAAATAATAGAACAAAGCATGATGCTTCAATAAGTTCAGGTTTAGCTATAATGGCTTGTAATAAAAACAGGTATACACCTGTAGCCGTTAGACAAAAAAAATCTATAAACTTAGGTATTAAAAAATATGATAACACAGGTTATAATTCAAAAATAAAATAAATGATAAATACTAATTACAATAGTTCTTTTCCAGATCAGGTAGTACCAGATGCAGAAAAAGCTACTTATGAGTATGGTTTACAGGTTGGTAGAGCTATAGAGTCTGAGTGGTTTACTAATGATAATGGCTTCACAGATAGATTTGGTAGTAATTATAATTCTTTTCATAATTTAAGATTATATGCAAGAGGAGAACAATCTGTACAAAAATATAAAGACGAACTTTCTATTAATGGTGATTTATCTTATTTAAACTTAGACTGGAAACCTGTACCAGTAATTCCTAAATTTGTTGATATAGTTGTTAATGGCATGTCTCAAAGAAATTATGAGATTAAAGCTTACGCTCAAGACCCTGAGTCTTTAATTAAAAGAACTGCTTATGCAGAGGCTTTAGCTAGAGATATGAGACAGAAAGATCTTATAAATCAAATAAACCAAATAACCGGTATGGATGTTTCTAAATCAGGTGGTAGAGGTTTAGAAATGGAAAGTGAAGAAGATATAGAACTTCACATGCAAATGAGTTATAAAGAATCTATTGAAGTAGCTGAAGAAGAAGTAATTAACAATGTACTAGCTAATAATAAATATGATTTAATTAGAAGAAGATTAAATTATGACTTAACTGTTTTAGGTATATCAGCTGTTAAAACTGATTTTAATAGATCTGAAGGCGTTACATTAAATTATGTTGATCCAGCTAGTTTAGTTTATTCATATAGTGAAGATCCTAATTTTGAAGATTTATATTATGTAGGTGAAGTTAAATCAATTAGCTTGCCAGAGCTTAAAAAACAATTTCCTTATTTAACTGCTGAAGAATTAAAAGAAATACAAAAGTATCCAGGTAATCAAAACTACACTAGAAACTGGAGTGGTCGTTATGACGACAATACAGTTCAAGTAATGTATTTTGAATACAAAACTTATGCTAATCAAGTATTTAAAATAAAAGAAACAGCTAATGGTCTTGAAAAAGCTATAGAAAAAACTGACAATTTTAATCCACCAGAAACAGATTCATTTTCAAAAGCATTTAGAGCTATTGAAGTTCTTTATTCTGGGGCTAAAATACTAGGACACAATAAAATATTAAAATGGGAACTAGCTGAAAACATGACTAGACCATATGCCGATACTGTTAAGGTTAATATGAACTATAACATCGTAGCTCCTAGAATGTACAAAGGTCGCATAGAATCAATTGTAAGCAGAATAACTGGTTTTGCTGATATGATACAACTAACACATCTAAAACTACAACAAGTGATGTCTAGAGTAGTTCCTGACGGGGTTTACTTAGATATGGATGGTTTAGCAGAAGTAGATTTAGGCAATGGCACTAATTATAATCCAGCAGAAGCTTTGAATATGTATTTTCAAACAGGTTCTGTAGTTGGTAGATCAATGACTCAAGATGGAGGCATGAACCCAGGTAAAGTTCCTATACAAGAATTACAGTCTAGCTCTGGTGGCAATAAAATGCAATCATTAATACAGACTTACGAGTATTATCTTAAAATGATTAGAGACGTAACGGGACTTAATGAAGCTAGAGATGGTACATTACCAGATAAGCAATCGTTAGTTGGTTTACAAAAATTAGCTGCTGCTAATTCAAACGTAGCAACTAGACATATATTACAAGCTAGTTTATACTTAACTCTTAGAACTTGTGAAAACATATCATTAAGAATAGCCGATGCTTTAATGTTTCCATTAACCATGCAGACATTAGCTTCTAGTATATCTAGATACAATGTAGCTACTTTACAAGAGTTGTCTCAAGTAAATATGCATGACTTTGGTATTTTCTTAGAGCTAGAGCCTGATGAAGAAGAAAAGCAAGTGTTAGAGCAAAACATACAAATAGCTTTAAAAGGTGGTCAAATAGATCTTGAAGATGCAATTGATATTAGACAAGTTAACAATTTAAAGTTAGCTAATCAAATGCTTAAGAAAAGAAGAAAAGAAAAACAAGCTAAGGATCAGCAAATACAACAGCAAAACATGCAAGCGCAAGCTCAAGCAAATGCTCAAGCAGCTGAACAAATATCTTTAGCAGAAGCTCAAAAACAACAAGTTATATCTGAGCAAAACATTAACTACGAACAAGCTAAATCTCAATTTTCTATACAAAAAATGGAAAGAGAAGCTCAAATAAAACAACAGTTAATGGAGTTAGAGTTTAATTACAATATGCAGTTAACTCAAGCGCAGTCTAAAGCTAAGCAACAAGATGAAGCTTATAAAGAAGATAGAAAAGATCAAAGAACAGAAATGCAAGCTACGCAACAGTCTGAACTTATAGATCAAAGAAAAAATGATTTATTACCTAAAAACTTTGAATCCGCAGGTAATGATACTATGGGCGGTTTTGGTTTAGAGCAGTTTGGCCCTAAATAATTTTATATTAACTATTATATTATATTATGTCAGAAGAAATAAAAGAAAACCCTAAAGGGGAATTAGAACAAGGTGAGTTTAAGGTTAAGAAACCTAAAGTAAAAAAACTTACTAATAAAAAATCAACAACAGCTAAAATAGATTTATCTAAAAAAGAAGAGGTTAAAGAAGAAGAAAAACCTGTAAATAAAGTAACTATTAAAGAAGAACCTGTAATTAAAGAAGAAAAAGTAGAAGCTAAAGAAGAAGTAGTAGAAACAAAAGAAGAAACTACATCTCCTATATCTGAAATTACAGAAGAAGAAGTTGTTGAAGAAGTAAAAGCACCTATAGTAGAAGATGTTGTTGAAAAACAACCAGAAATAAAACTACCAGAAAACATAGAAAAATTGGTAAGCTTTATGGAAGATACAGGTGGAACAGTTGAGGATTATGTTAGATTAAATGCTGATTACTCAAGTGTAGATAAAGATACTCTATTAAGAGAGTATTACAAACAGACTAAACCACATCTTGATACAGATGAAGTTAATTTCTTATTAGAAGATAACTTTTATTATGATGAAGATTTGGATGAAGAGCGAGATATAAGAAAGAAAAAACTCGCTTATAAAGAAGAAATTGCTAAAGCCACTAACTTTTTAGAGGAAACCAAGAGTAAATATTACGACGAGATCAAGTTGAGACCGGGCGTTACTCAGGAACAACAAAAAGCTATGGACTTTTTCAATAGACACAACGAAGAACAAAAAATGGTTAAACAGCAACATGATAAGTTTAAATCAACCACTAAAAATTTCTTTAATCAAGAGTTCAAAGGTTTTGAGTTCAATTTAAGTGATAAGAAATTTAGATACGGTGTTAACGATGTAGACTCAGTTGCTAGTAATCAATCTGATCTTACGAACCTAATCGGGAAGTTCTTAGATAATAAAGGGGAAGTTAAAGACTATAAAGGTTATCACAAAGCTATTTTTGCAGCACAAAATGCTGATACTATTGCTAATCATTTTTATGAGCAAGGCAAAGCCGATGCTGTTAAAGATGTAATGGCTAAATCCAAAAATTTAAACAACGAACTTAGACCAACGTCTACGGGAGATGTTTTTATTGGAGGAATGAAAGTAAAAGCAATTAGTGGTGTAGATAGTTCAAAGTTAAAATTAAGAATAAATAAAAATAAATAAAAAAGATAAACATGAGTTTTCAAAACAACGCTCCTAGTGGAGCTTTTCCTCCGTCACTCTTGCCACATCAAACTCAAATGACGTTAGCGTCTAATTACTTGAGCTTTGACAGTGCTACTGGTGGTGGAACTTTTGCACAACAATATCTACCTGAGCTTTACGAAGCAGAAGTAGAAAGATACGGAAACCGAACTTTAGGTGGTTTCTTGAGAATGGTAGGCGCTGAAATGCCTATGACATCTGATCAAGTAATTTGGTCTGAACAAAATAGATTACACGTTTCTTATGAAGATTGTCTTTTAATAGGCGCTGCGGCTGTTTCTATGACTGTTCCAGTTGAGACTGGAAAAACTTGCGCTATTAAAATAGGTAATACAATAGTTATATCTAATGGATTAACTACTGTCAAAGCTAGAGTTAGTAATGTTGTTGTTGCTACAGCTACAACTGCTACTGTTACTTTTCAGACTTACCAAGTTGCTAGTGCTGCTGCATTAGGAGGCAATGGTACACTTGTTAAGACGTTTGTATACGGTTCTGAATTTGCTAAAGGTTCTGGTGGTGCAGATAGTGCTACTAGTAATTATCAAAACATGGACAGTATTGAGCCAACTTTGACAGAGTTTTCTAATAAGCCAATTATATTAAGAGATAAGTTTCAAGTATCAGGTTCTGATACAGCTCAAATTGGTTGGGTAGAAGTTGCTACTGAAGACGGAACAAGTGGATACTTATGGTATTTAAAGTCTGAGTCTGAAACAAGATTAAGATTTGAAGATTACCTAGAAATGTCTATGGTTGAAGCTGAACTTAACGGTGCTGCTGGTCTCGTTAACCCAGGTAATGGTGTTCAAGCTAACAATGGTTCTGAAGGTTTGTTTGCTGCTATTGAAGCAAGAGGAAACATTTATAACGATTTTGCTGGTGCTGCTGCTCCTGGAGCTGGTGCATTAGGTGATTTTGATACTATCCTAAAACAATTAGATACACAAGGTGCTATTGAAGAAAACATGTTATTCTTATCTAGAGCTACTGCTCTTGATTTTGATGATATGATTGCTGCTCAAGCTGGTGGAGGTTATGCTTCTACTCAAGCTGCTTCTTATGGTCTTTTTGACAACGAAGCTGAAATGGCAATGAATTTTGGATTTTCAGGATTTAGAAGAGGTTCTTATGATTTTTATAAGACTGACTGGAAATATCTAAATGACTTTTCAACTAGAGGATTAATCGGAGACATTGACGGAGTTATGATTCCAGCTGGAACATCTACTGTTTATGATCAAAGTTTAGGATCTAACATTAGAAGACCTTTCTTACACGTAAGATATAGAGCTTCTGAAGCTGATGATCGTAGAATGAAGTCATGGGTTACTGGATCTGTTGGAGGTGCTTACACTTCTGATTTAGATGCAATGACTGTTAATTTCTTATCTGAAAGATGTTTAGTTACACAAGCTGCTAATAACTTCGTGTTATTCAAGTCAACTATATAATTATTATATAAATGTGGAGGGTTAACGCTCTCCACTTTATTAACATTTTAAAATAAGAAAATATGGCACAATTTATAAAATTACCAAAGAGTACAACTGATTCATCTTCTTTTGACTTAATGAATATTGGATGGGGTGTCGGTGAAATTACTTCACCTTCTACTACAACAATAAAAGTTAGTGTCTACGGAAATAATGTTAACTCATACGACACAGACACTTTAGCTTCTTTTACTATTACAATAAACGCAGCGATGAGTGACTCTGAAAGACTTGATATGATTAATAATGTTTCTTTAGCAGCTCAAGAAGCTTGTGAAAATCCAAATTCAACTCCTTTATTAGCGTTGGTTGGAACAAAATACGTTGCTTCTATGACTTATGCAGGCACTTAATTTTTAAAAAAATATCATGAACTATATAAAAATAAAAGAATCACAAACAATAGGTACAGCTACTAAAGATATAGATTTTTTAATTCCAGTAGATCAAATAGTTAGGGTTTCTGGAACTACTACTTCTCTTAGAATAGCTACAGCGCCTAATGACACTTCTTCACTACTTTCTCCAGTCTATCAAATTGGAGGTTTTGGAACTTTGTCTTCTGCTTCAGAAGGTTTTCAAAAAGTTTACAAACTTATTGATGAATTATCAAAAACACCTAATAAAGTTTCTGATTATTTAGAAATAAATGGAGATTCTGATTTGACAGTATCTTTTAGCTTTAACCCAGCTTAAAACAACAATGATCCCGCTTCGGCGGGGTCTTTTTTAATTATTATATTATATTATATTATGGAAACAAAAGAAAAGAAAACTACAGCTAAAGCTGTAAAAACTCCTGAAGTAAAAAAAGATACTTGGGAAGTAAAAGATAGATACTACCATTTACTTAATGGTCAATCACCTTTAACAACTAGAATTAACTCTAAACACTCTTCAAGAAAACCTTTAATGTGGTTTGATGAAGAAAAGCAATACAATAGAGAGCTTAGATACGCTACCAATATGAAAAGCCCATTTATGGACGAACAAAAAGGTACAGCAACTCTAGGTCATATTGTTTTTGAAAACGGTGTTTTAATGGTGCCTAGAGAAAAACAAGCTTTACAAAAGCTTTTATCATTATATCATCCTAATAGAAACAAGATATATGCTGAAAGAGATGAAGTAATTGAAGCAAGTAATGAACTAGACAACTTAGAGTTACAAGTTGAAGCAATGGCTATGGCTATAAATATGGACGTAGACAAAGCTGAAGCTATACTAAGAGTTGAATTAGGTTCAGGAGTATCTAAAATGAGTTCTAAAGAACTTAAAAGAGATTTACTACTATTTGCTAAGGGTAATCCAGAATTATTCTTAGAATTAGTTAATGATGAAAACGTTGAACTTAGAAACTTTGGTATACGAGCTACTGAAGCTGGTATTATAAGTTTAGCGCAAGATCAAAGAACTTTTACTTGGGCTAGTAATGGCCGTAAATTAATGAATGTTCCTTTTGATGAAAACCCTTATTCAGCAATGGCTGCGTGGTTTAAAACAGATGAAGGAGTTGAAGTTTACAAGTCTATAGAGAAAAAGTTCAAATAACAAGTGATTATAATTAAGTGGAGTCATGTAAGTGGCTCCCCTTATTTTAAAAATATTTAAAATGGCAATAAGCGTAGATACTGTATATAAAACTGTATTACTTATTTTGAACAAAGAACAAAGGGGTTATATGACTCCAGATGAGTTCAACAGAATAGGTACTCAAGTTCAAAGAGAACTCTTTGAAAAATGCTTTGAGGATTTGAATCAACAGGTTCGTACTCCTCAAACAGATATGGACTATGCAGATAGAGTTGCTGCCACTGACGAAAAAATTGCAGAATTTAAAACTGAAAGTGATCAATCAATAGCTGAAAAAGCTATAGGTGTTACAAATCCAATATCTAACACATTTACAGTTCCTTCTGAACTGTACAAACTTGGCACAGTTACTTACGAGCCAAATGCACTTGTTTATCCTGAAATGCAGAGGTTAGGCAGGTCTGAGTTTTACAACATAAGAAAAGCTCCTTTAACAACTCCAACAAAAAATTTTCCCGTATATTTATACGAAGACAATAAGTGCATAGTGTATCCTAGCGATATTACTAGTGTTAATGATATTAAAATGCAGTATGTTAAAAAGCCTACTGACATAAGATGGGGTTATTATTCAGGAACATTAGGTCAATACATTTTTGATGTAAACGAGTATGTAGCCACAGGCTTACCTGTGATAGAAGG